AACATTCCATATTGTAGTTAATCCTGATGGGTCTAAATTAGAGTTTGAAGAATTTTGATATATTACAACATCATAAAATCCTAATGGATAATCGGTACTACCTAAAAAAATAACACCCAAAAGAGGCGCGTCATTATCTACAGTTGTTGTGACAAATGTTATTAGTTGAACATACCTGTCTTTATTTGAATAAGATGTCGTTGGTATAAAATACTTTTCTTTGCCTGTTAGCTGACTTGTAACCTTGACTAATGGCTTATAGGTTGAATTAGTCATTTCATCATATAAGTTAATATACGTGATATTAGAAGTTGCAGATGTTTTATCTCTTGTAAATTGTATCATTTTTCTTCAAAATATTTATAAAACAAATCAGGTTGCTGTTCTTTTAGTATTATTAAGTAGTCTGTTCTTTTTCTTTTTAGGTTTTTCTTCTACAAATAAAGCATTTCTAACGCTTTCATTAAGTCCTGCTATTTGCTTTTGTGTTAGTTCGTCTAATGGTGTATTAAGCGTGTCAATTCTTTTACCTTCCCATTCTTTTTTAAGTTTCCAAGCCATAGTGTTTTATTATAAATATAAAAGTTTAGTTATTGTTTTTTAGTGTACAAAAAAAGGGGTAATTAAACCCCTCTTTTATTTATATATTGAGTAACGATTAAGTTCCTACTGTAATAGTTAAAGCAGCATCTGCATCTGATAATCCATCAAATGGATAGTCAGTAGTAGCAGGGCCAGAACTTGCAGGAAGCTGTATTAAAGCGTTCTTTTCTTCTGCAGTCCATTCTATCGTATATCCTGTCATATCGCCCTTAGCAGCACCTGTAACAACAGTTCCGCCTGAAACGTGACAACCATTATCAATACCTAATAAAAACACATTGTCGTTAGTATCTTGTACAAAAATCTGCGCGCGAGAATATGCCATAAGTCTTAACTCATTAGTCATATCGTGGTCTATCTTTTGTAGCGTTACAGATAATGCTTGTGTGAAAAATGTAGTTCCGTTAGCATTGTCTGCGTTGATAGTAACTGTCATACTTGATAAATTAGGCACTAAATCATATTTGAATACTGTAGTAGCACTACCTGTAGCACCTGACCAAGTAGCAAATCCTGCTGTAGTCATTTCAGTAGTATTTATGGTAGCAACAGCACTAATATTGTTATTGTATGTTTTACAAATATAAATAGCTTTAAGTCCACCGATTTGGTCTTTACAATCTATTAATCGTCCTCTTGTAATATCACAAGCCATAATTATTTATTATTAAAAGTTAATAAAAGGGGAGTATATTGCAACTCCCCATTTAAAGTATCTATTAAGTCCAAACAGTTGAACCGTACACACCGTCACTTGCGACCGCCGTCTGTACGCCAACAGCGAAATTCATAACAACTCTTACATTGTCAGAACCATCATATTCGTAAGTCGGGATTAATCTCGCTTCAGTCCAATCAGTAGCAAGGTTAGTTCCAAATACTAAATTTTCAGGATAAGTGAAAAGAATAGTATCATTGAACATACCAGGACATCTGTATATTGGATAACCAAAGTAAGTAGCACTATCAGATTTTGAATCAAAACCTAATCCTGAGATTTGTCCTTGATTAGAACCCGCAGAAGCTAATGCTTGAATATAGAAACCATAAGTTTTGTTGTTCATATAGAAACCAACACCAGGCTTAGTTAATATACCTGAAATATCAGATGCAGCTTTGTTATAAACAGAAGCCATATCAGTTAAGATATCACTAGCAGCTAAAGCATCAGCAAAATCTACTTCGCTAAAGTCTTTACAAGCAGAAGCGTCTGCACCTGCTTCGTCTTGTGTTCCATCGTCAGATAAGAAACCAACTCCAAATGGAGCAGCACCTTGCCATATTCCGATTTCTAATTGAGCAGCAGCTTTTCCTGCAACAACTTGTAATAAGAAATCAGAAAACTCTTGTGGTAAGTTTCCGTTTCTATCCATTCCTTGACCCATCCAAGTTGGGAAAATTGTTCCTCTACAAATTTCTTCATTTACTTTTAAATCAGTAAGTGTTAAAACTTGCTCACTTGTTGATGTGTCATTTCCTGAAGAAAAACTACAAGCAGCAGCAACAATAGGATTTGCACAAGCAATATTGTTGATAACCGCACTTTTTGTTAAACCATCCATTGTTCTAACATAACCCTTAGCAACTGTGTCAGGACTTCTCAAGGCAGCAGTCACATAAGGCATCGCGTGAACACCTGCATACGTATCACCGTTTACAGTAATGTCAAATTCGCGTCTTTTTGATAATTGAATTTTATTCGCCATTTTTAAATTTATTTATTGTTAATGTAATATGCTGTCCTTTCACTTGTAGACAGTTTCGCTAAATCAATAGTAGAATTAAAGTTATCGCCTTCAGGATTGTATTTTAAACCCTCTGTAGCAGGTTCGCCACTTAATTCAACTATTTTCCCTTTAAGTTCTTCTATTTGTGTCATAAGTTCACCCATAACTTCAGAACTCATTTCTGTTTTAGAATCTTCTTCAGATAATTCTTCAGCAGATGCTTCTACTTTATCAGCTTTTAAATCAGCTACAGCATCTTCTAAATTTTTAATTCTTTTTTCCATACCTTCCCAATCAGCAACATCAGCTTCTTCAGCTAATTCAGTTTCTTCTTCGTTAGTTTCTTCAGATAGTTCTGCTGACGCTTCAACTTCTTCTTTACTTTCTTCTTCTACTGATTCTTCTTCTTCGCCTAAATCTAAGATTTCAGATTTATCGCCTATTGTTAATTTATTACCATTTTCCATAGTGTATGTTCCCGCTGTTAATGCCTCAGCTTCGCCATCATCACCTACAGCAAATACTTTAGACCCAATCATAAATTGCTCATCTTCTGTAGCAACTACACGACCATCGTCTAATTTCATTTCAGCGTAGAATTTTACGCTATAAGATTTTGGTTGATTTTTCATTTTTAAGATATTTAAGATTTTTTCAAGTGTTCCCATAACATTAATAAATATAAAGGTGTTAAAATTGTTTATTTCTTTAGTAGTTTACAGTCCTATTTTTGATAGCAGCACATACTTTAGCAGCTACTTCTTCGTTGCCATATTCTTGCATTTGGTCTTTCATACATTGATTCCAAGAATACTTTAACATAGCTTTACGTTTTGCATAAGCAACATATTCTAACATCTTGTATTTTCTTTTGCGTTTTTTCTTGCCCGATTTAGTATATTCAACTTCTTTTGTTGTAGCTGTAGCGTGGTCATCACAAGGCATATATAATTTAACGCCATCTACTAAATGAGCGTGTGAACCTGAACATCCTTTAAACATTTCAGCATATAATTCAGCTTCTTCTTTAGTTCTAAATAATGGCTCACCATCTAACGCACCGACAGGTTGCAATTCGTTTTGTAAAATAACGTCTTTGATTTTACCCATCATTACTTCATCAGGACAATCTAAACACACTTCATCTAATATATCTTTCTTTCTTGACGCTTCAATTAGCTTGTCTGTGAAATATCCTTCTATACTAAATCCTCTAACTTCTTTATTCTTGATAGCATCCCATATTTCAGGATTATTTTCAGCACTTACTTGAACGAACCAAGTTCCAATAGGTAATTCGCCAAAACCATACATATTAGATTTATCGTATTTCTTATCTTCTTTAATCCACGATTCTACAACAGTTAAACCTTGTATTGGTTCTTTATGTTCAAGCGTGTGGTTATTGTTGTTTAAACTCGACATAAACAGCTTCTGTGCGTGTTTAATTGTTTCTTTAGTAAAGAACACATCATATTCTTCGTTTGTATCTTTATCTAATCTTGGAATTTTTTTATCAGGAATAAGGATAGCACCTATTAGCTGTTTCTTTTCGTCATCTGCTTTTGCAAGTGATAAAAAATCATTATTAAAAAAAACAAAGTTTTCTTCTATCGCTGGAAATTTAACAACTGATATTGCGTCTACACCAAAGTGGTCTGCAGTTTCATCTATGATTAGTTCTATTAGTTTTCTTTTTTTACCCATAACACTAATAAATATAAAGTTGTCTATTTTGTTTATAAAGTAGCTTGAATATCTAATTCTTCTTGTAATGCTTGACTATCGCTAATATCAGTTTCTACTACATACGCTTGTACAGGTTGTATGCCATTAGCACCCGCAGGAATAATAGTTTCCATATTAGGTATAAGTTGAGATGTATCTATTCCTTGTGCTTGTCCGCCTGAAGCAGCAGGTGCGGCATCACCACCACCACCATCACCAACATCCGTAGATAGTATAGTTTTAACATTAGCCAAACCCGAAGCAATAATTCCCGCAGCACCCGCAAAACCTAATATACCACCTTGTGCCAATGCTTTATTTGCACCTACATAAGTATCTATAATCGCTTGACCTACAGCTAATGTTTTACCTGCTTTAGTGTCTTTACCAATTAGATTAGCAATACTTTTTACAGCACCTGAAATAGCTTTCTGTTTAGCATCTTGTAATTTTTGCTCTATTTTTAATTCTTCATCACTTCTTTTTATTAATGCTTTTACTTGTTTACTACCCATTTCTTCCGTCACCTTAACACCCTTTTCTTTAGCTATTGCAAGTTGTTCTTCTAATGCTATTTCTTCTTTTATTGCATCTGCTTTTTCCTTCTTTACTTTTGCTTCAAACACCCCAACTTCAGCGGCAACTCTTTTTTGCCTTAATGTAGAAGCTGTTTGTAAGTCTATGACTCTTGCATTTGCTTCTGCTAATGCCTGTATTTCATCTTCACCCGATTTACCCAAGTCAATCAAATCTTGCATAGCTTTCGCCTTCTTCTCTGCGGTTTCCATTTCTATTTCCGCTACTCTTTTTTCTTCTGCTACAGCAGCTTTAAGCGCTTTTAATCTTTCCTCGTTCCCTTTAGTGTCATCTTCTGCTAGTAATCTTGATTCAGCAATTTGTTGATTTGCCTTTGCTCTAATTAATAGCATCTCACGTTCCTCATCTCTAACTTCTTGCATTATGCCTGTTAGTCGCATAGCTTCATCACCTTCTTTCTTCATTTCTTCCGTAATCTCCTTGAACTTCTTTTTAGTTTTATCCCAAGCATCTGACCTTGCTGTTTGGTCCATTCCAAAAGTTAGTTGTAGCATACCCTCTTTAGCTTCAGCAGCACCTTCTTTAATCATATCTAAATCACGCTTGAACACGCCCTTTATAACTTTACCTAATGCACCGAAACTATCTATTAATCCTTTTATTCTGTTTACTAAATTTTCTCTTAATGCTGTAGCTAAATCTATAATAGCTTGTTTTGGGTTTTTAAATCCGTCTAATAATGCTATAAACAAAGGTTCAGCAGCATCTCTAACAACATCAAACATAGCAGATAATTTAGCACCTATACGTTCTAATCTTCTTGCTGTTTCTATGTTTCCTGTAAATATTTCTTTTAGTTTCTTAAAATGTGATATAATAGCAATTATACCCATTGCTTTCATAGCAGTTCCAAGACCTTTAAAACCACCTGAAAGTCCTTTTAAACCCTTTTTAGCACCACCTGCAGAACCACCTGTTTTGCCTAATGCACTATTAACACCATCTACGTCTTTTTTAGAGTTGCCTGTATCTACATTTAAATTAATTGTTTTATCTATCGCCATAGTATTCTTTTTATTTCTTTAAACATTCTTCTAAAACTTGTGTGGTATTGTTCCATACCATAAACAAAATCTAACTCTTTGTCTTTATAATCCACTAATTGAATGTGGTCTATTAGTGGTATCATTGTTTTTGCCATTGTTTCTATATATTTTCTTAATTCCATAACATAAAATCATAGTTCATAAATTGTATATTGCTTCCGTTCTGGAATATAGCCCAATTTTCACCATAAGGAATAGCAAGGTTCGGTAATCGCTGAACTGCTAAATCAATAGTTAAAGACCATATTCTTTTAGTATCTGTTTGACTATCGTCTAATCCAAACTGCAGTTGTCCATTTGAGGTTGTTATATATAATGTGCAAGTTGTTGGATTTGCACCCTCTCTAATACTAAACTCTTGCTGACCCCCTGCTGTGCTTAATTGTGTGATTGTTCCATTTACATTTTTAAACGCTGTATACCAAGAAAAACCTTCTGTTGTTCCAACTGTGTATGTTCCACTTGTTCCGCCTATTACTGTTGCCGTTCCTGTGATTCTAATAATCATATTTGAATTAGCAGGAACAAATGGCTTAATGCTATATTCAGTTCCTGCAGGGTAAGCATAACCCCTTGTATTTCCTTCTGTATATCCTGTTGCCACTATTCTGTGCATTTCTCCTTGTAATCTTGGAACACCTTTTTGCGTGGTTTTATATTTAATAACCATATCATCAGCATAAGCA